CGGAGGGTATAGATCAGTTAATTCACCTGTCTCTTCATCCAATACAGTTATCTTTTGCTTCAGGCTTTTTAGTTGATCTTCCAAATCTTTTCTAATTGCCGCTTGCTCATCCTCTTTTGACTTTAATGCCTTCCAGGAATCTGTGTTGTCAAAGTTATACCTAACTCCGGCTTCCTTTTGCTTGAAAGTAACTCCGTATTTAACCACACCGGATTTAGCTTCCATACCATATTTTTCTATCTCATCTACAGCTTGTTTCCTTAACTCATCTTTAGCAGCATCAATAACTTGGCTCATAAACTCCAGGTGAGCTAATGCTGATAGAACATCAATGTTGCCTTCGTTAGCTTCATTGATCAGGTTTTCACTCATGGTTTTAACTAAACTTTTAGATAAAACTTGTTGTTGTTGTACGTCTTTTAAAAAATTCATTGTTTTAGATTTGATTTAATAATTTCATTTGAATAACATTTTTCACCATTGCTCCAAATTCAGCAATTTTAGTTTTACTGATAAAATGAAGCATAAATTTCACTTCCATGTTCATCAGATCTTGCCGGAATACTTTCTTGCCAAAGACATTTTCCTTGTTTAAATGATTTAGCATAAACCGAATTTCGATCTCACAGAATTTATCAATGCAAGTGCTCATAAAAACACTATCTTTGTAAACGTTGTTGTTGTAGTTCTCATCGGAGTGCTCAATACTTAGGACGGGGTTTTTCGCCCCGTTCTTTGTTTGTTTCTTTTGCATAGTTTTAAAATTTTTCGGTGTAAAGTAATTCATCAATAGATTCATTCCAGGTGCTTACCTTGGTTGATACAGCTATATTACCTTCAGCATCTACAGCTATTAATTGATCCTGATAAATCAAAAAAGTCTGTTCTGTATCTTCATTAAACCCGATCTTCCGGCATCCAGCAAGCTGTAAAGAAGATATTTTTACCTCACGATCCTTTTTAAACTCTTCGTAGTTGATCCAATGAAAATCTACCTCGTGTACACTAATTGCCCCTTCGTGCTCCTCTTTTGATCCGTTCCAATCTTCCAGGACGAACGATCCAACAAAAATATCGTTGAAAAATTGGCCACTAAAACTTTTAACTCTTGGCTTCAGAAAGTTTTCAGTCAATTCCATGAGCTCAAAATTTACTAAAACCGATAGGTTATCAGGGTTTTTCAATTGCTTGTTATGGAATACTGCTGCATCTATAGGACTTTCAAAATCTTGGGTTGAAATACCCTCTTGTGTGGTTATAATGACTTGATTCATAAATTTAAGTTTTAGTGTTTATTTACATAACTACATTCCAAAGGCTACACTGGTAAAGATCCTCTACAGACTTTACTGTACTTACTTTGTCAACTATTAAATCAAAGTCTTTGTCCTGAAATAGGATTTTAAAAACCAAAAGATCATTTTTTCTACCGGATGGTAGTGTAACATTCATTGTCATCATAAATTTAAGTTTTAAGTGTTATGCAAATGTATTGCAAAAAAGCATATTTGCAAAGATAGTAATAAAAAGTTTTAAACAGACTTGTGTTTAGTTGCTATTTACTTTGCTGTTATCTTTTAAGAGATGTAGAAAAATCTCGAATGTATTTTTCTCGAAATAACTCAGTAATTCATACTGATCAACCAACAATACCTTGCACAGCATAAAATTGTCGTTGAAGTTTAAAGCATTTATTCCGGAAGCATGTAAAATGGAAATAATCTCTTTTTTCGGATCCATAGGTTTAAATTTTAAGTGTTTATAGGGTTTATTACGGTTTATCAGTAAATAACAAATCCATCTTCATTAAACTGATATTCATTCGCCTCGAAATAGTCCTGAATGTATTCTTGTGAATGCATCCAATCGTATTGTTTTACCAGGCACGCAAGGTAATACCCTTCTATGTAACCTTTGTATTCCATCTCTAATTCTTTTATGCTATCGTATAAACGATCTATTTCCAGCCATTCATTAGTTAGTTCTAACTCATTAGCAAATGTATTGTACTTTTCAATAAACTCTTTTGTTTCTTTGTGTAGATCCAAATCTTCCTTTGCCGGTTTAAACTCACCAAGATCTATAAAGCTCAGCATCTGATTCACTTTACAGGCTATGTTGGAATAGCTTGATAGATTTTTTACCTCAATATCTTTTCTGTAAAGATCAAAAGACTCAATTGAAATATCAATAGATTTTGCCTGATCATAAATATCAGAATACCACAATTGCTCAATATGGAAGTATTTATCCATTGCCTTTTCTTTGGCCTTTTCACTCAATTCTTTAAAAGAGTAAACGTTTACTGTAATTTGTTTCATTTTATTAATTTTTAAAGGGTTTATAGATTTAGGTTTATTGATAGACTAAACAATTCATTCCAGGTCATGTTGGATTCTTCAATCAATTCATATTGATCAGCACAGGCAATAATCTCTGACTCAAAACTTTCATAACCGGATTCTTTTATTAAGTCGATCCATTCGTTTATTGATTGTTTTTTTTGCATTAGGGTAAATTCCTTTATTGTCATAACTTTAAAATTTAAGGGTTTATTTTTTAGGCTTTTTAGCAGTTGATCTTCTTTTTTTAGGCTTTACAAAGTCTTTTGTAATTACATCGGGTAAAAAGATATTAAGCAATAATTTTAACATAGTAAAAGGGTTTATAAGGGTTTATATTTTTAAACAGAGGGTAAAAAAATCCGGCCTATTTTTCAAGGCCGGATCTAAACAATAAACAAACAATAAACTAAACACAAACAAAATTTTCTTGCTTTACTGCCGGGGCGAAATAATCCGGTTGGATCAAGTCAGGGCGATTTGTGGCTATAGGCATAACAAGGCCGTTAACGCGTCGATCTATAGATGAAAAATTTAGGGCTTTATTAATTCCGTAAAAGTTTACATTGAAAAGCATATTTTCACCTGATAAAGATAATAGGCCTTTTAAGGTTGTCAATAGGTGCTCAATATCGAAAGTCAGAATAGATCCGTTAAAATCTATACTAAAATGACGGATGTACATTTTATCGATATTTTTAAGAATATCAGCGTACATAGAAACTCGGTTGTAAAGATCAACTAATTTACCAGTGTAGGTAGATTCGGGTGTAATACCCTCATTCATGAAATTGCATACATTTTTCCATTGTTTTCTAAAACTTGGATTTGATTCTTTGCCGGTTGTAACTGAAAACGCAGTACATTCTACAGAGTTAAAAAAAGATGGTTCCAAGTATTGATTGAAAACTTCATTGACTTTATTTTGAGCTTCTGTTAATCCGATAAACTTTGCAGTATCTTTTATAGAGATAGATCTAAACTGCTGTAGAAAATCGTAATTTTCAATAGATACATTTTCGGGTTTATAGGCTATCAACTTATAACAATCCGTTGAAACAATAAATTGTTGATCCAAGATAATAGAATCCGTTTCACGTATACAATTCTTTTCACCTGCGAATGTTGCTATAGTATCGAAAGTAGATTTTATTTTTACGGGTTTATGTTTGGGCTCAATACCATGAAAAGAGAATAAGTATGTACTGCAGTCGAATAAAATTTTATTTTTGAGCTTTACATTGTTTTCATACATAGAAGCTAAAAAAAGGCCGTAAAAATTAGCTTTATTCTTTTCTACCTGATCCGGATTTGTTGCACCTTCTGTAAAATCTAACTTTGTGCCGGTTGCGCAGTAATAACTATTTTCAAGATCAGCAATTTTTTTATCAAAACTTTCATGAATTGCCGCAAGTTTTAATGGATCAATTGAGAATTGAGAAGTGAAAGAAAGGGTGTTATTTTGTTGCATGTTGTGTAAGTTTAAAAGGGTTTATGATTGTTTATTGATCTTAAAATTGATTTTAAGGTAGTAAATTTTGAATGAAGAGTAAAAAATAGGGCTAAGTATATCAGCCCTATTTTAAATTCATTTAAGGCCGTTTAAATTAGTTTTTTGAAAGGTGCCAAGCGCCCAAGATATAAGGCCTAACAAATTTAGAATCCAAGTAATTTTTACAGCTTGTTAGATCAGAGGCTAAAAAATAGCGGGTTAATAACTGATTTTCAGAGGTGAAATAAATTTTATATGTTTTCATCTTGTTAAAATTTAAGAGTTTATAAGGGTTTAAAATTTGCTTTATTTTATGCTGTAGTATATTGAGTAACTTTGAAGGGGTTAAAATCTTTTATTTTTAGATTTTCGATCGACTCCAAATCAATTGAAAATTTCACAAAGTCATTTTCACCTGATGAAAAAATAGATTTTAAAACGCTGAGCGGGTGAACGTAAAAGGGTTTTAACTTTTCGGGATCAGCGCCACAGTAAATAACACAAGCTTGAAAATCGGCCAAAACGATATTGTAGAGGGTTTTCGCTATATCTTTTATTTGATCCTGTGTGAAGAGGTTATAATGCTCAGAAAGGAACAAACAAGCGGTTGAAACTGATTCGGCCGAATTTGGGTTTATTGCATAGAATGAAATATAGCCGGTTGAAGGATCTTCAAATAAAAGGCCGATCGTATTATAAGTTGATTTTTTCGGCTTGTTTTCACGTCCTGTTTTCGGGTTTATCGTTTGCTCAACATATCTAAAACCGGATCCGGGTTTAAACTCTACAGAGTCTTTTTTAGTTGTACGCAGTTTAAAACCGTAAGGGTAGTTTTCAATCGTTTTAACGGTTGAAGTGTGAAAGAAAAATTTTGTTGTATTCATTTTATTGAAGTTTAAAAGGGTTTATATTTTTATAAGGGTGAAAAGATCTAAGAGTTGAAACAATAGTTTTTTAATTTCCAACCGGATTTTGTTAGCGTTTCAACTTGGTAGTCACCGTCGAAGGCTATATTTTCAGAGTGAGTTAGCCACACGCGCTTTCTCTTTGTTTGGATCTTGAGAAAGTCACCGTTCCAAGCCTGTTCAATAGTTGGTAGGCTTTTTAATTCTGATTTGGTGTAATTCGTTTTCATTGGATTAAATTTTAAAAGGGTTTAAAAGGGTTTAAAAGGTGCGGGTATATTTCAACCCGCTTTTACTTTATTAGTTGATTTTGTGCCAACCGCAGCCTCCGTTGTCATGTTGGCCGAAATTCTTACTATGTGAACTCTTCAAATGGTTTTGATAAGAATTTACACTCTTTGAAGTTGAGCAAGATTGCAACAGGATCAACAGAGCTGCGCAAATGATTAGAACTAACTTTGTCATAACTTTTGTTTTTTTATTGTTTGTTGTTGTTGTTTAAATACGGGGCGAAGATACAACAGACAAATAATTTGTCAAGTGTTTTTTTTAAAAAAGATAAAAATAATTTGTAACGTATTGAAAATGAATAAGAAAAAAATGTATTTTTTTTTTCGGTTGGCTTGATTTGGTTATCTTTTCGAGTCTCTTTTGGTTGGATTTTGGTTGGATCTTGTGAGGTAAAATGTAATTCCAAACAAAAATCCTCTTTTCCTTCCGGCTTAAAAAGGTTTAAAATCTTTTTATCTTTGTGAAATATGAGAGGTAAAAAAAACGCAATTTTCGCACCTGATCGGGGCGCACAATTGGAAAAGGCCGCAGCAGCCTGCGCAGTTTATTCGCAGGGTGTTTATACCATGACGGCAGCTTGTAAACAATGCGGGATAGAATCCGGTTTATTTCATACTCTATTAAAAGAGTCTCCCGAATTACTCAAGATCTACAAAGAGGCTAAACAATTGAGCACAGCAATTTATAAGGCTGATTTGTTGCCAAAATTGCAAACAAGCCTGGAACGTCAGATAAACGGCTACTATGTCGAAGAATCTGAGATTGTCGAGCGGTTTAATAAAATCGGTGATCCTGCAGGAAAAACGATAACCACGAAACGAAAGTATGTAAACCCTTCGACTACTGCAGTCATTTTCGGGCTCAAAAATGTAGATCCGGCACAATGGAATTTGGAAGGGGGTACACAGGCAGAAACGCAAGAGGAGCAGGTCTTCCAAATCGGTGAACAGATTATTAAATTCCAATGATAAGCATATTCCACTTGGGCATATGAGACCTGATTATATTGATAGGGTTGCTCGGTCGTTTATTCACCGTTATGGTGGGTTAATGGGGGCTGTGAATCATTGTGAGTGTTTGGTGTCGCACATGGAGTATCAGTTGTCTGTTCATGGGATTGATAGTATTTACTTTGGCAAGTATAAGTTTTACTATGAGGTTTACCGGAACTTGTATGATCGTATATCGTTGAATTGATGAGTGAGTTGCCTAAGTACATTCGTGAGGGTATTAACTTTACTGATTCCGAGATGGAGTTGTTGATTGGTGCTTTGTGTCGTGATTTAAGGTCAATTAAGGAGGTTGAGCGGTATATCAGTAGGCGTATTGTGGAGTATGAGTTTGAGATGTCTGTAGGGCGTTTAAATGACCTTGACAGGTGTGCTATGTTGGAATGGATTGAGATAGAGAAGTATTTTATTCGATTTAAGAATAGTTTTAACAGAGAGTATTATGGTATTATTTAAGCCTTTTCCTAAGCAGCAAGAGTTTATTGAATCGGCTTTAAGTGGTCGTTATAGTTATTTGATGTATGGAGGAGCTGCCGGAGGTGGAAAGACGTATGTTAGTATGGCTATTGCTATTATGCTTGCTAAGTTTTATCCTGGTAGTAGGTCATTTGTTGTTCGTGAGAGTGTACCTAAGCTGAAAAAGACTTCCATCAAAAGTTTTTTCAAACTTTGTCCGAAGTCTTTTATTAAGAAGTATCACCAAAATGACAAGTTGATAGTTTTTAAGAATGGGAGTGAGTTGCAGTTTATATCTGAGAACTTTGCTAATGATAAGGATTTGACTCACTTTGATGGATTGGAGGGTAACTTCTTTTTTTTGGAGGAGGGTCAGGAGTTGCAGGAGAAGACGTTTAACAAGGCTATCCTTCGTTGTGGTAGGAATATTATTGATCCAATGCCACCTAAGTTGATATTTATCACATGTAATCCGAGTCAAAATTGGACTAAGCAGAGGTTTTATATGCCACATAAGAATGGTGAGTTGCCGGATAGGTATTATTATTTGAGGGCGACAATGGAGGATAACAGTAGTTTGCCACAGGAGTATATTGAGAGTTTGAGTAATTTGGATGATCTGACCAGGGCTGTGTTTGTCAATGGTGATTGGGATGCTTTAGATGTGAATCGTCCTTTTGCATATGCGTTTAAGCGTGAGAAGAGTATTCGGGCGGGATTAAAGTTGAATAATGAGCATCCGATTATATTGTCATTTGACTTTAACGTGGATCCTATTACATGCCTTGCTTGTCAGAGTTACGGTGAGAGTGTGCGGGTGTTGAGGGAGTTTAGGTTGCGTAACTCGGATATATTTGCCTTGTGTAGTGAGATTAAGAAGTATTATCAGGGGAAGGAGTTTATTGTAACAGGTGATGCTTCCGGTGCTAATCGCAGTGCTATGACTAAGGGTGCAATGAATTACTACATGATTATTAAGGAGGAGCTTAATGTGCCAAGAAGTAACTTTAAGGTTCCTACTTTCAATCCATCTATTAAGAACTCACGGGTTTTGTTAAATTCAATGCTTGAGAAGTATGGTGATTTTTACATTGATTCAAGTTGTGAGTTTTTGATTAATGACTTGTTGTATGTGGAGAGTGACTGGGCGGGTAATATTGATAAGACAAAGGATTCGAGTAAAACTCACTTGCTTGATTGTTTGAGGTATTATTTGTGGACGTTTCATAGTAACTTTGTGAAATACTTAAAGAAATAAAATATGCCAAAAAAACTTGAAAGATGTGTTACGGATGTAATGCGCACTGGTAAGAGTAAGAGTGCTTCATATGCTATTTGTACAGCTTCTATCATGGGTAAAAAATCTAAAACAAAGAAGAAGTAATGTGGCCATTTAAGAGAAAACAACAACAGCTAAAAGAGTCAAGTTTAACGGGGAGTAAGATTGTGATCAATCACATTTTTACTGATAGTCTTGGCCGGAAATGGTATGAGTATGAAAATGCCTTGTCTATGCCTGCAAGAAGGGCTATTGCTGCTGAGGTGGCAACCAGGTTGCAGGATATGAATCTAACGAGGGATGTTTTTGCCAAATTGTTAGAGAAGATGAAGCAATATGCCAATGATGGGAACATTGTTGCTTTGTTTGGTGTTCTCAATGACATTGAGTTCAGGATGAACTTTGTTGGCGAAGAGGCTACGTTAATTGACCTTGCATCTTGTTATTTTGTTATTGATGGAGAGGATGAAAGTAGTTTTAGTGAGGTAGAAAGGAAGAAGAAGGCTGAGTTTATCAAATCAGATGTGGAGGCTTTTAATTTTTTTGTCCAAAGGGCGTTCTCACTCACAATCAAATATTCACAAACATCGCAAACCGATATACTAAATTATTTGATACAGAACGCCCAAGAACAAGAAAAAGTGTTTCGTCATTTGATCAAATAGCCTTTGTCAAGTACATAGATGATATAAACTATTTGAATCAGATAGTTTGTGACAATAAAGTTTCCGAGATGAAGGCGTTGGAATCTTTAAGTGTTGATGAATATTACATGACATTAAATACTTATATTCGTATCGCAGAAGAACGAAATGAAAAGGCAGAGGCTATGGGTTCCGGTGATGGTATGAGTGGCAACAACAACAGAAAAGTTACCTCACTAAGAAAATAAATAGATGGCCATAAAAAATGTTGTTTTTGAAGTAAGCGCAAATACAAAAGACGCTGAAACAAAACTAAATGCCTTAATAGCTACTCTTGAGAAGTTACAACAGAGTGCAAAAATCCCTGTTCAATTAGATACTACTAAGCTAAAGGCCGATATTCAAAAGATAAAGGTTGAGCTTAGTGCTGTACAGTCAGGTCAGAATGTTAAACTGCTTGGAGATATTACAGATGTAAATATTAAGTTGCAGCAGATTATTGATCTTATTGCAAAGACAAACAGGCAGGCTAAAATCAACATTGATGGCGATACTACGGCCTTAAAGAATAAGATAGCTGATTTAGAGGCTCAGATTAAAAAACTCAAAGAGCAAAAGATCACACCACAGGTTGACACAAACCCTGGTGTTCTTGGTGTACTTAAACTGAGAAACGCTTTTAACAATGCCGGTCTTGCACTTGGACTTACAGGTGCTGCGGCTGTTATTGCTGAGGTTGGTAAGGAATCTATTCGTGCTGCTGCTAATTATGAGCAGTTGACCATTGCCTTTACTACGTTCTTAGGTTCTGCCGAGAAAGGAAAGGCCTTGATTCAGGAGTTGAGGCAGATTGCTGTTGAGACTCCATTTACTCCGGAGGAGATATTGCAGTCATCAAGAATATTGCTTGGATATGGCATCCAGGCAAAAGATGTTACAGATCAGATTCGACAACTTGGTGATATTGCTGCGGGAACAGGTGCGCCACTTGAAAGACTTTCAGTTGCCTTTGGTCAGATTACTGCGGCAGGTCGTTTGTATGGACAGGACTTGCTTCAGCTTATCAACGCAGGTTTTAACCCTCTTTTGGAGATCAGTCAAGTTACCGGAAAGTCTATCGGTCAGTTGAAAGAGGAAATGGCTGATGGTGCTATTAGTGTTGATATTGTAAGAGAGGCATTTAAGAGGGCAACAAGTGAGGGTGGACGATTCTTTGGTCTTACTCAAGCACTTGCTGATTCAACTACCGGACAGCTTGCAAGACTTGAAGAAAGTTGGCAAAACATCAAGATCACCATTGGTCAGGGATTGATTCCTGTTTTTTTGGCTGTTGTGAAATCTATTGAGGCTGTATTTAAAGGATTTCAGGCTTTACCTCAGCTTATAAGAGAAAATAGGGCTGCATTTTTACTTCTATCTACTGCTGTTATTTATTATACCACTGCAAAGTTCAGACAACAACAGGTAGATGCTCTTGCAACAGCCAAGAAATATGCAGCTATTGTAGCTGCCAAGTTGGAAGCTGCTGCTTATGCTGTTGCCAATAAAGTTTTAGATTTTAGAGATTCTTTGAACTTAAAGAATGTAAAGTCTACTTCACTTTTAACAGTCGCTACTAATGGGGCTAAAACAGCTCAGGAAGGATTAAATCTTGCGATAAAAAATAATCCAATAGGATTTTTTATTACTCTTTTAACTACCGTTATTTCATATTTGGTTTTATTTAAAAATGAAGCCAATGAAGTAAAAGAGGATTTCATTGATCTTCAAGAGGCATTTGCAAATGTTAGAGAAGAGTCTGCGGCTAATACCGAAAAGGAACTTTCTAACTTAGATAGGCTTTTCAATGCACTTAAAAAGACAACAGAAGGAAGCAAGGAAAGACAAGCTGTTATTGATGAGATTAATTCCAAGTATGGAATTACTTTAAAGAACCTTGAAAACGAAAAGAAGTTTGTTGATCAAACGGCAGAGGCTTATGAAAAGTTGCGCCAACAAATAACTCAAACAGCACGAGTAAGAGCAATTGAAAATCAGTTGACTCAGCAGTTTGAACAACAGAGTAAGCAACAAACACAATTAGTTGATAATCTTGCTAAGTTTATTTTGGCGAGAAGTAAACAAGAGCAAATTCTTGGCAAACAATTTAGTTTTGAGGAATTAAAAAAGGCATTTATCAATGAAGCTGAAGGAATTGGTCTTTCAACTGATATTTTAAACCAGGCTATTGATAGGGCAAATGAGTTAAATGGCAAAATTGAATTGCCAAGACAATATCTTGAGTTGAATAAGTATTGGCTTGCTGTTAAAGAAGATATTGAGGAGTCCAATAATAATCTATTAGATACAAGAAAAACCATCAATGCACTTGAGGGTGAATTAGAGGGAATTGATCTTTCTTTATTGTTTGACACACCAACTACCGGTGGCGATGGAGGTAATGCAGCAAAACAACAAGCTGATCTTTATTTAGACCTTGCAAATAGAATTAAAAAGAATAATGAAGATCTAAGGAAACAACAGATTCAGTTTATTGAGCCACTCAGTCTGCAAGGACAAATAAAAGCTATTGAAGATCTTGAAGCAATCCAAAAAGAAGCTATTGATAGAGAAATTGATAGAGAGATACAAGCCGCAAGAGAAAAAGGCATTTTGACTGGACTTATTGAGACTCAATTTGAAAAAATCAGAACCCAGGAAAAGGAAAAGGTTGAAATTGAGAATCAAAAGGACATCAATGCTAAACTGCTTGCAGAAAGAAGAAAATATCTTGAAAAAACCATTGAACAGGCAAGGTCAAGAGAGAGTATTTTAACTGATATAAACGAAACAAGGCTTGAGGCTGATATTCTTTTCTTGAATGAGCAATTTGAAGTTCTGACGGAAGAAAGAGAAAAATTGCAAGAGGCTTATGAAAAGTCAATCAATGATAAAGAAAGAGCATTAATCAAGAGAAGGCTTGCTGCTAATTTAGCATTAGTAAAAAAGAATCTACAAGAGGAATTAGATTTAAATATTGCAAACATCAAGAAAAAAGCGGAGCAAGAAGCAAATAATCCTCCACTTGTAGTTGTCGAACAACAAGCCTTCCGAAAATCTGTATTCCTAAAGGCCGATCTTGAAATATTAAAAGCTCGAAAAGACTTTAATGAAAAAATTAAGAAGTTAGATGAAGAAGGAACCGATGTCACCATTACTGAAAGCGAAAAAAGAACAGATCAGGTATTCGCTGACATACAAAAGATAACCAATGCGATATTTGATCTTACAAGAGCTATTATTGATTCTCAATTAATACAAACTGAGGCTCAGATTAGTGCTCAGGAAGAAAGGATAGAAGCAGCTAAATCTATAGCCGAAAAGGGTAATGCCGACATATTAGAATTGGAGCAAAAACGATTAGATGATCTTGAAAGGCAAAGAGCAAAATATGTTCGTCAAGTACAAAACCTTGCTGTTATTGAGGTTGCTGCAAATAGCGCAATAGCCATTGCACAAGCGGCAGTTGCAGGAAAAGGTTATGCTTCAGCCGTTACAATAGCTGCAACACTTATTGCTATGGCAGCCGGATTTGCCCAAGCCAGAGCACAAGCTCAAAGTGCTGTTGCAGGATTTGAAAAAGGTGGTTATACCGGTGATGGAGGCAGAAAACAAGAAGCGGGCGTAGTCCACAAGGGTGAGTTCGTTATCAATGCTGAAAAAACCAAAAAATACAGACCTTTATTGGAAGCAATCCATCTTGGAAGAAATCCAAATCTTTTGAAAGACATAAATCAGAATTTGGTTGTCATAAACAACAAAAGCACAGATGAAAAACTTTCCAAAATTGAAAAGGCAATCAGAGAGCAAAGCGGTTTAAATTTGTCTATTGATGAAAGGGGAATACATGGAATAGTTTCTACCATTCAATTCAAAGAACAAAGACTTAGAAATCGACTGAAATGAAAGCTCCGGTAAGGATATATCTAAATGGTACTCTAATAACAGGAAGGATAGACGGGCTTGATAATTTAGATGTTACCATTACACAAAACTCAGATTCAGGATCAGTTGAAACTGCATTTACCAATGAACTTGAGTTTTATGACGACGGATATGCTATTTTAAAGGCTGTATTGATTGATGATCCAAATGCCTTTTCAAATGAGGTGGAAATCAAAATTTATGATGACTGTTGCGCTCAAAGTAATCTATTTCTTGATGCTGCTTTTATAGGTGCAATTAGAGCAGATGCAATAGATTGGTGTGAACCAATATGCTCCATAAAAGCCAATGCCGTTAAAAAGAATGCTGCTTATGACTGTATTCAGTCTAAAATGATTTGGGAGGGTGATGAATTTTTAAGCACTCAATGGATCAAACTTAGATATTGTGTAGCATTTAAACCTGATGTGCTTTTGTATTTTATGTTCATTGTTTACTTTTTTGTAAACATTATACTTTTCATCCCTGGTATTATATCATCATTAGCAGGATCTGAATGGTGGTCTAATCTCAATGCAAGAATGATCCTTTGTAGTTGGTATCATCCAAGTGCTTTTGTAAGGTCTTATGTGCAAAATGTTTGCGATAAATGTGGCTTGAATTTCAAAAGTTCAATCTTAAATGATCCTGGATCAGAATATTACAACACGCTACTATTTGCTGCTCAGGTAAGAAAGGGATATAAACCCGGCTCAATAGATGGTAAACTAATAGCTCAAAATCTTCCTGTTGAAACACTTGAGACATTGATGAAAAATCATTTGATGCCTCTTTTTAATGCTAAGTATTGGATTGTTGGCAATGACTTTATCTTTGAGAGAAAGGATTATTTTGATAGCTCAAATGTTTGGATTGATGCTGAGCAACTTTACAATGATGGGCTTATAATAGATAATTCAATTTGCTACAGCTATCTTGGAGATGAAAGATTTGCTTTTGCAAGTTACTCTTATGGTTTAGATGGTGTTGATATTGAATCTCATGAAGCTAAATCTCGATTTGACAAGATTATAGAGTGGAACGATCCTCCTTCTCCAACACAGAAAGGACAAAAAGAAGTTCAGTTTCTTTCTTGTCAAGCAAGATTTAGAAATGACTATATTGAAGATGATGCTTATTCTGAATTTGCAGAATCATCTATAATAGATACTTTTTTTGCTTTTCAGTTTAGCAACTCAGATAAAATGATGTTAATGGCTCAACATACTTGTACAAGCTATAAGTTTTTGATTTGGGATGGTGTTAGTGTCAATATGGGTAGAATAAATAGGGGTGCTCCTGCTGATTTTAGAGACTTTAGAGTTGATGGTGATAGTGGTAACTTATATCCGGTAAATCCTCCTAATGAATCCGTATTCAATTATGCGTTTGTATTTAGAGAGGAATATCCAGGCAATCTTTACTCAGAATATCACTACATAGATAATCCAAGACTAAACGTAACCAGGAAATTCAGATTTAATTTTGAATTTAGCTTTAGCTGTGATCAATTAAATAACTTCGACTTCTCTAAACCAGTTCGTTTGTTTAAAAATAATACAATTGTATTTGGAGAGGTTACTGAATTGAGGGTAGATTACCTAAAAAGAACTATCAGAGTTACGGGAAAAGTTTAAAAACAATATTTCGATGTCAAGAAAAATAGAAATCATATCAGGAATAAATGTAAACGACAACGGAGGTGGTACATTAACCAATAACATGGTTATGTGTATAGGTTGCCAAAATGTGGTAATCACAGCTCAGAACGTACATAACCAAGCTCTTGATTTAGATGGAATTTTAACGAGTTTGGATACTGGAAATGGAGCATTAACCCTTATAAACATAAATGGCGCACCCGTATCTTTTCCATACAACATACCCGTTGGAGGCACTTTTACGTTTACTTTACAAGTGTGTTCTGATGGCTCGTTAACTCAGATTGCTTTTAGAACACAATTTTCAACCGTTCAGCATAATGTTGAGAATGCTTATTATTATTTTGCAGACAACGTAACCTTTGAAAGTCTTTTTGATACTTCTTCAATTGACTTTGGAACCGTGTTGCCAAATTTTTCTCAGTCTCAAAACATAATCGTTATCAATAGTAGTATTGGTACTGTGAGCTATGATATAGATTATAGCTCTTGTTCTGACATGGTTCTTACCAATGCTTCGGGAGCTATACCTGCGGGTGGCTCTTCTGTGATTGGCTTTACCTGGACACCAATATCAGCACCTCAAAGTTTTTCATGTTCTTTCTCTGTTACTGAGGTTGCCTCAGGAGGTGCTTGTGCCTTTGATATTCCAGTTGTTGGAGAAGTAACTGATGAATATGATTGTGATATACAAACGGGTATTTGTTGTGTAAATATTCAAATACAGACTCCTAACGGATACTTAGATACCGTTACTGGTATTTGTGATACAACACAAGCATACGACTCAAGCGCAATACTTGACTACAAGAAAGTTATTTGTGATTTTAAGTATCGCAACGAAAACGCACCAAGCGGCATTCCCGAAGAGTTGCCAAATGGGTTGAAGATATACTTTTCACATGCCCTTTTTAGTGCCACAGGTAATGATTGGAATAGCCTTATTTCAGCTCCTCCAGGTCAGGCTTGGTATTATCCCTATAATCAAAGCATGCCGGATGGAAATCTGTATCCAATGAGTTTGATTGGAACAGGTGCTTATTCACAGAGTCAAAAAAACTACAAGGCTACTTTTGTACCCGTTGATTATGCCAATGGTTATTTCAGAATCATTTTTGAATTTTACCTTGTTGCTGATTATGAGGAAAAATTAAACAATGTTCTTTTTGATCATCAGACAAAATACAGAAAGAACGCAAAGTCTTCTTTAAGTGAATTTACCAATACAACTCCATCAGTTTACAATAGTCTAAAAAACTTATCTCTTTATGTTGGGGCGCAGTTTACAAGTTTAGCTTATTCAAGTTACTTTGATTTAACTAAATCAATTCCTTTTACATCACGCTTTTACAATAAAGGTCTTTACGATACTCAAAGTGAATTTACAAGTCCAACTTTTACTCTCATAAGAAACAGCAATATTGTAAGTGATTTAAGCACATTCCAACCAACACAGGCTGTTTTTAATATCACAATCAACTCAGGATTGTATAATGGATGTGAAGCAATTGTTTTTCATCTTATCGACTTAGATAAAAATAATACTAATGACGATTTGCTTTTTGGAGTTGATGCTTCAAGGGCTGAAATTATAAACTTTCCAGGAAGTAATGTTTTAAATAACAACTTAGAATCTCCATCTGTTTTTACAAATCTTGGTGGAGATGTTTGGGAAGCAAGGTGCCTTATAAATACTCAAATTACAGCAGGAGATAATTACATGCTTTTTGCCATTGTTTATGGCAATGATGGAGTTACCGTAAACACTTTCAAGTCTCAACCTTATTCTGTAAGACGTGTTCCTGATTATGATTGTTTTTGCAAACCAACTATTGAGTCATCTTGGTCAAATTACTTTAAGACACTTGATACCAATGATTACAGACCCGTTGGAAAAGAAAGAATACAGCATAAGCTAAAATTAACTGCTGGAGATTTTCAAAATTGTCTTGAAGATTGGGGATTGACTGAACAGGTAACAGATTGGAGGGTTGCTCTTACTTCTATAACCGTGAGAGTTTACAAGAGAGTCATGAACTTTCCTACTGCCAATAAAGTAACTTTCTTTGAGTATGCTCAAGCATCTTCAATAAGAAACGGAGGATTTTTCGGTGGATGGCAAAACCTTGGCATATTGCAGGTAACTGACTTTGGCACAGATGAGATCACTACTGAAATAAATAACTACAGGGTTCCTTGGGAATTGACTCCATTTGGAGGTAGTGTTTTTACAGCAGATATCTCAACTTACATGAATAAAATATCTGCCGGGGCAAATTCAACAAGCTACATAAATGCTCAAGGAGTTGTAAGTAGTTGGATTGATGAGGATATTTATTTTGAATATCAGTTTGAGTTCAACATGAGTTCTATTTTCAACTCAAACTTTGTTTACAGTATTTGCAAGGCATTTATGGTAAATGCGATTTCTTTTGAAAACATAAATTCAGGATTTCCTGATATTATTGTAAATGCTACTCTTGAAGGATTTAGTCCTGTTTCTAATACTTGGCTTGCATTAGGAAACAATATAAATATTCTCAATTATTCTGAATTAAGATTTACATTCTATTCTACACAAGATGGATGGTTTTCTTTATTCTATGAAACAGCACCTTTTGGAATAGGCACTTTGCAAGAAAGCAATGCTCCTTCATCTCCAACGGGCATGGTTCAGTATTGGCAAGCACCAATTATCGTAGCTCAGGATGAACAATATGATCAATTATTCCCTCCTCAGATACCATCAAATGCTGCTGTAGTAAACCTTGATCCGGCACAATTTGAAAATAAGCCTTATCTATTCTGCGCTTATTACAGCGAGCTTGATGTGAATCTTTGCAGATACATGGATAGGCATTTTATTGTTGGTGGTTCTTTTTCCTTTATACAAGGATTAACGCCTCAATTTAGTGACACTTTAGCGATTGCATTTGTTGATGTTCCTGTAAATAGATATTTGTTTGTAAAATCGAATAATCCTACATTTTTACTTCCTGTAGTTGGAAACACATATTATTTTGAATACATTTTTGCTGCACCACTATCGAGAGCAATGGATATTTACATTGGACAAAATAGCTTTATTGGTTCTCCTACATTCACTATTCCAATAGGAGAAACTATTGGTTCTGTTGCATTTGTTTGGCCTTCAGATCCACAAGTTTCTGATGGAAGATGGAGTATGGTTCTTAGAGGAGGAACAAACTACACTTCAGCAGCCACATTCAAAATCGGAACTCAAGATTGTGGCGAATAATTTAGTAAATTTGAAACATGGAACTATTTGATAATTATTTGACAGGTTTAAACTCAGCAAGCAATAAATATTATTGCGACATTACTGAGGAAACTGATTATCCTGATCCAATTGCAAGAGTTTATTGCTTTGGGCTTGGAGTTGGTTTTGGAACCTATGGTTGCCCCGATTTAATTATTTCAAATGGCATTATCAGTTGTAATGAACAGCAATCATGGAATTGTAATCTTTGTGGCAATGATATGCCTTTTTGGATTCCATTTACAGATGGAGATACATTTGACTTTCAGTTTCAGCAACTTTTTACATCTGTTCAATGTGATCATGGTTTTTATCCGGCTAACTTAATTGACGCAGGAAATACTGCTGCTATTTCTTTTGAGATCAGACTTTGTTGCGATGATAGTGTTTTTGAGATTACTGAAGAAATGGTTGAATCAATTATCGAAGAGTCTTATGTTGGTGGCTTTTTAGAACAATCTATTGGAGAAGCCTTTGTAACGCCAATACAAATAGTTCGATTCAATCTGCAAGCAATCAGAGAATTTATGGTTGCACAAGATATAGATCCTTGTTTCTATTTTGTATTTGATTTTCCTCTTATTGAAGGCTTGTGTTTCCCTGATGCCTATGGAGATAAAACAACTTTCTATAGTGAGCCTTTTAAGTATGACACATGCCCCAAGTTCCCATACATCTATACCATAGAATCCAAATACTCATTTAAGGATTGTTATGACAATTATTATGGAGATTCTTTTGTGGGATTAAATGTTGAAGGAACTTATTTGTCAATAGGAACTCCTTTTGTTTATTCAAATGCTATTCACGTTCCTGGTTCTTTTGAGCATGATGGATTTGTAATCAATAAAGAAATTATAAATTCTTCTCTCAAGGCAACATCTTCACAAATCTGTGAAAATTGGATTTTAAAAACAACTCACTTGCCATCAGGATTTGCTAAATTAGTTATGAGTGTTCTTGGTGGCAAAGAGGTTTTAGTTGATGGTGTTGAATATCAAGTTCAGGGAGAATTTAGCCGGAATAACGAAACAGGCAATCAGTTTTATCTTGAGATACCTATGCAAAACTGTAATTGTAATAAATCACTTTCTTGTCAATGATAACTATCGAAGAACTAAATATAAAACTTCAAGACGAAAAATACCGTCCTGATTATTACGCTGAGTGGAACAAAATCAGAGAAACAATGTACGTTCACACTCGTGGAAAGAAACCCGGTGTGATCTTAACTGAAAGAAGGCCAAATGAAGATCCTGAAATAAAGAAATATCGCGAGATGATTTATGAGCCAATTACAAAGGGCTCAATTCAAAAAGCGATAGACAAACTTTATCGGATATTCCAAAACGCCAACTTCTCAATTCAAGTTAGCGATGAATTAGACGCTTATTTATCTGTAAAAAAGTTTGATGAAAACTTCTTTTACGGGTTTATACAAAAGTATGTAGTTCCAAGAATGATTGAGGATCCAAACGGATGGCTTGTTTGGTTGCCTTATGGAGAAGGACTTACAAATCCATCTGTTAAGGTAGAAGTAGAGCCTCTTATCATTTCAACTGATCAGATAAAGTATTTGGATAAGTATGCAATCACTTGGCTTGATAATAAGAATAAAAGCGTAATCAAGAAGTCTAATAAGGATGTTGAAGAAGGTCATATTTATTACACTTTGACAACCGAAGGCTACTATCGTCACGTTCAATACGGTGATGCAAGAAAAGCACAATATAGACTTGAGCTTATCTATCTTCACAATATAGCTTCAATACCTGGATGTGTGATGGGTGGTGACTTGACTGCAGAAAAATACTTTGAGTCTTACTTTAGCGCATTTGTACCTTTTGCAAATGAGGCAATTCGCCAATACTCTGATTGGCAAGGAGTTATGACAACATCTGCGTTCCCATATCGGGAAGAAGTGGGTGAGACTTGTGACGCGAAGGGTTGCCGAGATGGTATTGTCTATAATTCAGACAATGAAGAACATGATGTTTGTCGCAAATGCAATGGAACAGGACGCATTGTTTCAAGATCGCCATTTGGAGTATTTATAAGAGAAAAAGGTAATTCAGCCTTTAACACAGATAATAGCAATGAGCCTTTGATTCGATTCATATCTCCTCCGGTAGATATTATTCAATATAGTGGGCAGGCATGGGAAAAGTTGCTTGAAAAAGCTGAAGACTCATTGCACCTTACCTTGATTGACGAAGCTCAAAGTGGTGTTGCAAAAGCAATCGACAGAGAGGATTCATTTGCTCAACTGACTAAGATCAGTAACAATATTTTTGATGAGATTATCTTCCGATCATTGGTTTACATTGAGAAGTACAGAAATGTAAGTTCGCCAAAAGATCCAATCATCATCAAGCCAATTTCATTCTCTATGAAAACGGAGAATGATTTGATCCAGGAAATTACTCAGCTTACTGATCGCAATGCTCCTGTTGCCTTTTTGATTGAAACAACAAAAGACCTGGCGAGAAAGCGTTTTAGTGGAAACAAAGCTGTTTCAAGAATGGTTGAGGTATTGGTTAGTTACGATCCAATCTACAATCTTTCTACAAAGGATAAGGCCACAATGCTTGCATCCGGTGTAATTAAGAAAGAAGACATTATTCGTTCTTTGTATGCCTACAAGGTGATGATTTCAGTTGTGGCTAAAAATGGAACACAGTTTTTAGAATCACCACTAAATGTGATCTTTGAAACTTTGGATCAAGAGCTTTTGCCTATAATTGAGACTTATGAGAATGAGCCTATTGTAGACATAGAATTGCCACAAGACACTGAGGATGAGATGCGTTCAAATGGAGATATTTCTGATTTAGGAAACTCGAATGGATGAGTACGGTTTTGATAATGAAGTCATTGGACTTGTTGATGAAAAGGATGCAGCAATCTTAGATGCTGAGAATAGCTTCCTTGATTCAATAAGTGCTGTTGAATTGATAGTATTTGGACTTCTTTGGGATCGTATTTCGCGTATGAATCAAAACAATGGATTTGTTGTTTTTGATGATTACAACATTTCTATCGTAAATCAAATTCCAAGTCTCATATCACAGGGCATAAACAATTCTACTTATGCCTCAAATGTAAATAGCTATGTTTCTTCTTTTAGAGATATAAAGGACTTGAATTTAAGGGCAGTTTCCAAAGTAAACAATATTCCTATTGCCGATCTTGAACTACTTGTTCGCCCAATTCAAACACAGATAGTAAGCCAAACCATTCAAGGCTTGACTGGAGCAGGAATTGATTCTGAGTTTATTCAGCCGATCAAAAATGCCATATTTGCCAATGTTGCATCGGGAGCAAGGATTAGGGAGCTTGAGAAAACATTAAGACAACTTATTGTTTCTGGAGCCATTGATTCCAGGTTGAAAAAGTATGTTAGTCTTGTGGCAAGAGATTCAATAAATCAATTTGACGGACAATTAAATAGTCTTGTTGCCAAGACTTATAACTTAAACGCTTATCGGTATGTTGGATCACTTATAGTGGATTCTCGGCCACAATGCGTTAGATGGAAGGGGCTTGGTGTAATTCCTATATTTACTTTGCCACAGGAAATAGCTTGGGCTGCTAAATATGGCTCAGGGTTGATTCCAAATACAAATCCGAATAACTTCGCTGTTTATCGGGGTGGTTATAATTGTAGGCATTCCGCAATCCCTTTTAGGCTTAGTGATGATCAACTAAAATTGTTTAAAAAGTAAATAATCAATATATTTGTAAAAAATTCAAACATGAATAAGGTAAAGGTTTTAAACGTAAAAACAGGCAAGGTTTCCATGCTTACAAAATTTGCCGTTGATCAACTGAAAAAGGGCGGTCATTTTAAGCAATTTGAAATTCTTGAGGACAAAAGCACTAAGGCTGTTAAGCCCATTCCGGTGGTAAATGAAGAAATTGTAGAACAAGTTTATGTAGATGGTGATGAGGCTTCTTCTGATAATGACGAAGAGCCAAAGAGAACCTACCGTAAACGTAAATAAACAACAACATGAAAAATATTGAAGCATTCTTAAAGAAGATCGGTGTACCATCTTCAACCATTTCAAAACTTTCGTCAGAAGATGAAGTTGATGTTGATTCCTTTGCGACATCTTTTAAATCATCAATTACAGATGTGATTGCTAATGATCCTAATTTCATTCAGCCTATAAAGGATGAAATTCGAGGCACTGAGCTTTCAAAGATTGAGCATAAGATTAAAAAGACTTTCAATCTGAATCCTGATGAAATCAAGGACAAAAAGTTTGATGAAATTATTTCCATTGCCTTTGAGAAAAGCAAGAATATTGGAAGTAGCGGTTCAGATGAATTGCAAAACAAACTTATTGAACTCACAAAGGAGAATAAACGCCTTTTGGAAGAAGTTATACCTCAGAAAGAAACAGAGGCCGTAAACACAATAAAATCATTCAAGAAGGCCAATGCTCTTAGAGCTACCTTGTCAAAGAAGGATTTGATTGTAAAGGCAGATGCTATTTTACCTGCTGTGGAATCTTATCTTAATTCCCAATTTGAATATGATGTGATGGATAATGGAGATATTGATGTTAAAACCAAAAGTGGCTTAAAACCATTAAATAATGATGGAACAAAAGCATTATCTTTTGATGAGTTAATAGATTCTCACTTATCTTCGCTGCAAGTTATTAAGCAGTCTAACGGAGGACAAACTCCTGCTCCGGCACAGACTCCTAAACCAACACAATCGGTAGATGCTCCAAAGTTCAATTTGCCGCATCTACAAAAGGCGCAAGCTAATGCCGAGAAGTTGTCAGCAATGAAAACTTTCGGTAAAGAATAAAACGGAGCGGAGGCTCATTCACTCACCTGGGTTCGTACACCATAGTACAATTCGGGGCTAAGATTCAGCCCATTCAATTGAATTATATTCTCTTGGATGGGCTTTTCATTTACCCCAAAAAAACAAATTCTAATTTTTAAAAAACAAAAAAATGGCTTTTACAGAAGGTTTATGTCAAAACCTGCAAGTCAACCTTAATGATGTTGCAGGAAACAATGCTCCGCTTTTGAAGCGTGATCGCGTTGGTTACTTGGATGCAATCGTTTCTCAGGAAAATACAGCCGGAATCGAATTGTTGCCAATCCCAACAAATGGTAAGTATCGTAAAGTACAGGTGAACTATGCAAATCGCGGACTTGAGTCTGAGGTTTCATTGACTTGTGCTAACAATTGTACTTCTACAAACGAGCACACACCGCTTGAAACTATTGTAGACGTAGACAATTGTCTTGAAACCTCACTTCTTTTCAATGAAGATGAGATGCGTAAATTGTGTGAGGCTGATTCTACTTGGGTTGCTCAAACAATCATGGGTCAGATGAACGCTTTGAGTGTTGCTTTGGACAAGCAAATGTTGTCACTTCAATCAACTAACTTCGGTAATTTCGCTGATGGTACTACACTGAAGAGTGTAAAGTTGTTTGATGATACAACCAATGCTTCTCGTGCTATTGCTACTGCTCAGATCCGTCACGAATATGATATGGTTGGATCAAGTGGTGCTCCAATGATGATTGGTGGTGGTAACTTGGACTTGTTTGCTAAAGTGAATCAAATCGCTTGCTGCAATTCAACTACCGGAACTGATCTTGCTCGTTGGACTGACTACATGTACTTCCACGATCGTTTCGCTGAGTCTGTACTTGGTGCTAACAACTTTGCTGTTTTGGCTCCTGGTGCTGCACAACTTATCACTTGGAATCGTTACGCAGGTGATTACGCTAAGCGTAATGATGTGTTTGAACATGGTACAATCACAGATCCATTCACAGGTATCACTTATGACCTCAAGATGCACTATGATGATTGTGCTGATCGTTGGGTTATCAAACTTCAATTGCACTGGACAATGTTCTTTATCCCTTCAAATGCTTTCGCAACAGGAGATACAAACGAAGGTGTGAATTACACGTTCAACTTTGAAGATTGCTCAACAATTGTAGGTTGCGACTAATTAATTTAAAACTTTAAAATCTAATAGAAAATGGCACTTTGTCCTTCCTCATGCGCACCCGCGCTACCACCCTCGATAACAGGAGGATGTGGTATTACTACCCGTACAGGTGGTATTTCTAAGTTTGCTTTCATAAAATGTGACTATACATTTACCGATCTTTCAGATCGTGATGAGTGGGTTGCTGCTGTTGCCAGTAATGATGTTGTATTTACCGGACTATTGCTTGCTCAAAAGCCAAAAGGAACCTTCACTAAGAAGCGTATCTCTTCTTGTGCTCCTGAGCAGTTGGTAGGTAAAGAAAACCAAATTACCTTCCAAGATTTCAATAGCGATACACTTGATTGTAAAGATATTGAGTTTTGGAATACACTTGTAACAGCTTCTTCTTCTTATCAATTTGGATATTACACTTGTGATGGTTATTTTTACGGCCTTGTTCCCGAGTTCTCACTTGAGGTTGACCAAGTAATTGAAGATAACTCTACAGGTAATATCTTCTTTGACGGTACAGTCTCTTGGCTCGATCTGAACATGCTTTGTGGCGTGTCAGTAGACCTCAATGGTTTGTAATTTGTTTTAGTTTAAGTTTAAGTGTTTATTGAAAAGCGCATGTTTATTCATGCGCTTTTTATTTTATCTTTGAAGTAAAATAAATTGAGATGGCTGTTACTTTATCAGATTGTTTTAGCACAAGAGTTACAAATAAGCTAATTATTGATTGTTGTTGCCAAATGACCTGTTATTTGTATAACGGCTATGAAAGCTCTGTCAGAATAATTGATTTGGCTTATTCAGCAGGTGATTTCCCTATCACAGGTGTTTTTATCGATGGCAATCCTATAAGCTATCCGATTGATATTAGTCCGAATAGTTCGGTTGAATTTGTATTCACAATTTGCGCTCCTTCAACTGCTCAATTAGGAGATTTTGCCATTGATATTGAGGTTCAGGGCATTGGAATTGATTCATATAGCTATGCTTTAGAGGCTGTTTTACCTACTGATGTTATTAGCCCAACATCATTGAACTTTGGCAATGTTGCTGTTGGAAATGGCTCTTTTTTATATATTAATATATCCGATGAATTGCTTTGTTGCAATGACTTTTTCATTAATAATTTGACAGCTCCTTTTTCAGATACTGGTGGTGTAACTGTATGTCCTGAAAGTGGTTACCAACAGATTATGGTGATTTTTAGCCCAACCGAACTTGGAACTGTAACACAAGACTTGACAATAACTATTAACGAGTGCAATTCTTTAGTTGTTCCATTAAGCGGAACAGGTATTGAAGCACCACCGCCATCAACATCTCCTCAAAAGAATAAGGTTGACCAAACTACACGAGTTGAGGCTTGTTCTCCAAGAACGGTAAATAACCGATGTCAAACTGCGAGAACAATGCAGAATGCAATTAAATCAACAGCAAGAAGATTGGGTAAACGATAAAAAACAACAATATGATTCAGTTTGAAGAAAAATTAGATGACGTAAATAGCGATATTACTTTAGCCATCAAAAAACTATGGCGCAATGTATCTCCACAAATAATTCAGATACTTGCCGGAAAATGCAAAGAGAATCAAGTAGAATATTTGATAAAGCAGGGTGGCAAGTTAGAAGATGTAAACTATGCACGAGCATTGGCTAATCTTTTTCCTATTTCAGCTAAGGCCAATCGCAAAATAGCTAAACCAAAATTCGCTGAATATCTTAAAAAGGGTGAAGGAGCATTATTTGTCATTACCTCCAATGGATTTAGACATAAAAACGATCCTAAATTCAAGGTTGTTTTAGACTGGGTACTTGAAGAAGTTCCAACAGTCTCTTTGGAAGTAGTTGAGAATGATAAATATGCTACTTTCTTTTTCTATATTAAAAAGAAGAAAGAGAAGGAAGAAGTAATTGATGAAACGCCTAAAGAAGAAACTCCCAATGAATGAGCTTAAATATTTAATCATTCATTGCACTGCTACTCGTGAGGATCAGAATATAGGTGCTGAACATGTTAAAGCATGGCATACAGCACCACCACCTGCCGGACGAGGATGGACTAAGGTTGGTTATTCCGATCTTATTTTACTTGATGGAGATAGGCATCAATTTGTGAAACATGATGGAGATAAGTTCGTAGATGCAAATGAGATAACCAACGGAGTAAAGGGCATGAACAGCATCTCACGTCACGTTTGCTATGTTGGTGGACTTGACTCAAGTGGTAAGAAAGCTAAAAACACTTTATCAAATGAGCAAAGTCAAACACTTGAAAGCATTATCAGAGAGGTGATAGCTTATAAGCCGGATATTTTGATTGCAGGACACAATCAATTTGACAACAAGGCTTGTCCTTCATTCTTTGTTCCAACCTATCTGAGAATGATAGGAATACCTGAAAAAAACATTTACACTAAAGACCCATTCGGATATGATACCAAGTTGTCTTGAAAATTTTATAGGAGTAAAATGCCTTTCTACTGATCCCAAAAGTGGACTTTGGATCAATGATCTGGAAGGAATCAATATTCGCATGGCGGCTGATATTGCCGATAGTGGATATATGAGCGGACTTCAACTGCTTGAAAAAAAGATTGAGTTTGCTACAGAGCTTGTTATGCAAGAGCTTAGTGGCTATCTGTTGCCATATTTCAGAATAAATAGCGCAATAGACGAGATGAAACTCGGTGAATACAACTCAAACTATCTTCCTGCGGCATCTTTTGATAGAGGATTAAAGATAGTAACTAAAAACACTCGCATGATGCGCTTGTTTGTTGGTGAAGTTAAGATCCGAATCCAACAAGCTAACTTTTCTCACTCGTTTCAGATTGTAGATGGTCTTTACTCGACTTCATTTTCATTTACAACAGATGCAAATGGTGAAGCAAGTGTATTTGCTAATTACATGTCGAAAAGTAGGGAGATCTACATTCTGATGGATAATACATCTATCAATGTAGCAGATACAGATGTAAAAGCCGGATGTAGTTGTTCATCTAAATCATCCCAGTTCATTCTTGCAAATGGTTGGGGTGGATCCAATGTTTCAAGCAATGCCTTTGGAGTTATGGCTCAAATAACAGCAGAATGCAAGACAGATGAGCTTATGTGCATTATTGCACCTCACCTTAGATTTCCAATCCTTTACAAATCAGGATTTGAGATTGTAAAAGAGGCAAAAGCAACAGACAGACTTAATTCAGTAACTTTATTGGATGAGGAGAAAATAAACTTCTTATACGATGAGTTCAAAAAGGATTATGAGAAGCACATGACTATTATTATAAATCAGTTACCTGAGCTATTCAAGCGAATTGATGACATTTGTGTGATTTGTAATCAATCACGTTATGTATATGGTAATCCATAAAAACAAAGCCCCACTCGTTAGCGAGGCAATGTGAAACTATAACCCTATAATCTATGATGAGAATAGGCAAATATAAACCAATAAAATAAAAAATCAAATGAATAACAACATCAAAGCATGTGGATCTTGTGGCAAGCCATCAAGACCTGCGGTTCGACCAACATCAGCACGACCACGACCAACATCAAGACCTAAATAGAACATTTTTGGAACTCAAGTCGTATAAAACATCATCATTGCAAACAGAAGTGAAGTCAATTGCAATAGAAGTTTTATGCTTGAATTTCAAAAAACATGTTCTATTGATTACACTTTTAGGAGGATTTTCAATTGGCGCAGTAACAGGTTTTGTAGAGGATTGGATATTCTCTCCGGCTGCATCATTGTTTGCCCTTCTTGCTTTGATTGCTGCTGATCACACTACAGGACTTGTTGTTGCTTGGAGAAGGGGAAGTTTTGATACACGAAAGGCATTATCTATCTTTTGGAAACTTTTGTCTCACATCGGACTTTTGATGTTTGCCAATAACCTTTCAAAAGGAAGTGTTTTTATAGCTTGGCTTAACGAGGGGATATTTGTTCCGATTGTATTGGTAAACATGCTTTCTCTTATTAAAAACCTGTCGCTACTTGGGTATATCAAGAGAGATTTTGCTCAATGGATAAACAAAAAAGTTGATACATACAAGAATGAGTCAATACAAGCTAATAATACTTCCGGCAGCAATAGCGATCCTGCTCAATAGCTGCATAACAAAAGAATTGTGTGATAGCAGATTTCCTGTTGAACGGGAAGTCAAAACCTATTACAAGGATACAGTTATTGTAACTCAAACAAGGACTTTTGACACTCTTGTTCAATACAAAAGGCTCGACACCTTAATCATCCATGACCATCAGACTGACATCAGGACTGAACTTATGTTCCTTCCTGGTGATTCTGTATTTGTGGAAACTACATGCCCTCCTGATACCGTTAGAGTAGAAAAGGTACTTGAGATCATCAAGGAAAAGGCTATTGAGCAAGTTGATGAGACTAAAAATGCTATTCGCTGGATAGCCATCTTCTGTTTTGCCTTGTTTTTGGCAATTGCTTCTGTTGCCTATCTGATTAAAACAATTAGAAACAAATGACCATCAGAGATTTCAATAATGCTCTACGCAGGATCAATAGACTTTTGAGTTCACCTCAAAGAAGGGTTTTGGTTCCGGCAACAAAGGAACTTAATAATGATATTAAATCCCGTATATTTGTTGAGGGTAAGGATGCTGATGAAGGCAGAATAGGTAGTTACAAGAGCAAATCTTGGATTAGAAAGAGGGTTAAAAAGCAGTTGCAGGTTGGATTTGTAGATTTGAAATACACGGGCAGCCTTAGTAATTCTCTCAAAGTCATAAGTAAAAACAAAAATGTTACCATTGAGACCGATAATCCTGTTGGTCAATACCAGGAGGAAAGGAGAAAGAAGGCCATTTTTGCGGCAAGTGAGGATGAGGTTGATGACTTAACTACTTATATTGAAATACTGTTTGAACAAGAGATTGAAAAAATATTACAATAATGAAAGCAATCATTGAGTCACTTGCTTCTAATTTGATGTCATCTGTTGGCTTTAAAAGAGGAATTGCCATTGCTCGAATTGATGATGAAGGCAGAGTTCTGTTGCAAGATGCCACAAGCAATGAATATGTTTATGCCGGGCTAAATGACTATGATGACAATTACTTCTACATTCGCCATAGAGAAAGTGGTGTAATTTCATTTGGTGAATCTTCTGCTAAAAAGTTTACAGGTGCTCAGAATTTCTTTAAAACAGAATATCAGATGCGCATTGTGGCTTGCGTTAGAAATGCTTGTCCTTATGCTCTTGATGAAAAGATCAGATTTGCATTGATGAACGCTGATCTACCATCTTCATCTACCTTTGCCAATGTATCGCTTATTCCGGTAGAATCCCAAATAGATTCAATTCAGGTACTTCGTGAGGAGACAAAAAAGAATAAGCCATTTGATAAAAACATGATCTTCGTAGCTCACGACTTCAATGTTGTTGGGGATAGGGATTTTGCTTTAGAATTTTATTGTGAAAATCCGTGTTTTAATGCTTTTTGCTAATTACATTTGCTTAAAACTATAGAACATGAACTGCGGATGCACTAAAAATATAGGTTGTTTTATTACTGGTGATGAGATCCAATTTGGAATTAATGCTCCTTTTGCCGGTGATTACACATTTGAAATAACCACTAATGGTTCGTTTACTACTCAGGTTGTTGAATTTGAAATTGCAGATCCAATTGTCCTTGATTTTGCATTTAATGAAAACAGCACTACGCTTATTAAGATAAAAACACCAACAGGATCAATCGTGCCTTACCTAACGTCTTCTGACGGAGCTTGCTGTTTTGAGGTAAATGGAATTATACCTGTTTGCTAATATGAAAAAATTAGATATACCCTTATATTTTCTTTTTGGAGCGGCTATAGGCACATTTCTAACATTTGCCTTGTCTTCTCAGCCATTCTTAACCGATATCTATCTGGTCGGATTTTGTGCTATTGCAGGTTCAATAACTACAATTTTCATTGATTATCTAATAGCTCCAAAGCAAATATTTGGTTCTTGGCAAAAAGTCCTAAAGAGGCTTAGCGAAACCCGATTAAAGGAACTCGCTAAACCTCTTGGACTATGTATTTATTGCATGAACGTCTATGTGTTTACCGCTTGCTTTTTGGTTCTTTACATGAAAACTGATATTTCATGGTGGTATTTTATACCCTCAGCAGGATTTTCACATGTAGCTCTTGCTTATATTGATAGAAAGATCAACTCTTAGAATATTTCAATTTGGTTGCCGGAATACTTTCGGAACTTCATGATCTCCAAGTGTCTTTCAGCTTTTTCCCTGATATTCTTTATTGCTGCTTCTCTTTGTTTTAGGCTTTTCACCCAGGCTGCAATCTCATCAATATCTTCAGAACAATAATAGCCTTTGCTTGTTGCTATTACATTGGGATGACCATTCATTCTAACATATTGGATCACCTTTCTAATCCTTGAATCGGGAAGTCCTCTATGGAAATTCTTTTCAATAATCCCTGATATTTGGGAGTTTTTGATCACATTATTCTTTCCCTTGTTGCTTTTAAACCACTCAATTAGAGTGTTAGCGCATACCATCTCGAAATTGTTAAGTTCGATTGTAATTTGTTCAAATCCTTTAAGCATTGTTTTCGGTGTTTTGGTTATAAACTTGGTTGAAGTATTCTGTGGATGTAATACTTTTTTCTTTTGCCTGATGTTCTTTGCCTTCCACATAGGCAAGTCTGATCTGTTGGCTTTCTACTTCTAAAAGTGCTTCTGCCTCATCAATGGCTACTTTAAAAATTACTTTCATTGTTGGTGCTTGACAGGATTCTCTTGCATCCTTTAGTCGAGCAATAAACTGTTGCATTGCTGTTCTCATGGGTGTTGTTGTTTATGATTCTAAATAATTGTGAACTGATTGAATAAACTCATCAAGTGATCGGCAAACCTTTACGCAATATCCGGAGTCCTCAAGTATTTTGTGAGTTGATTTTTGGCTATCTGATAGCACTCCCTTAGATGTTTTCATCTCAATAAATAGGGCATGATACTTATCAGATGGAATGCAAATAATCAAATCCGGCATTCCGAGCATAGCTCCTTCTTTCTTCAGGATATTCCATCTTTTAGCTCTTTGAACAGGTGTTCCACTGATGAATACACCGTTTGGAAAAGATGCTATCACTTGTTTTGGGAAGCTATACTTAAACCACTCCACACACTTTTGTTGGATATTGCTTTCCTCGTGCTTCACTTCTTTTTGAAATACTTGTTCTGAATGGTAATTGTTTTCCCAATTTGACTACCTTTCTTCCAATTTATTTCATTAATCTTTTGCTTGGCAGTCTTGGGCTCTCCATGACGAGCAAGAAAGGACTTCACTTGGGCTTTGGTTTTGCCACCTTGTGTTCCCCATTTTCCTCTTTGCGTATCTTGCCCTCCTTGTATGGTTTTTGTTTTACCATCCACTGAGCATTCGGCTTTCCAAGCCTTTCCTTTGGCTGTAGCCCTTGTGATTTTACATTTTGCCATTATTCTATAAAGTATTTAAGATCTACGTTATAAAGGTCGGCTAATTTTCTCAATAATTCAATGTCAATTCTTTTTCTTTTGCCAGTTTCAAGTTTTGAGTAATCCGGCTGTCTCATTTTAAGATGGCTTGCTACAAGATGTTGTTTGTAGTGATTTTGCAATCTTAGATCTCTCATTTTATCAGTTATCGCACTCATTTTATTGATTTTTTATAAAGCTACCGTTGATTGTTTTTCCTTGTCGGTTTTTGATTTCACTATAGGCTGAAAATATAGCTGAGTTGTAGTTTATTTTAAGTTGAGCAGCCAATATGATAAGCACTATTTGAATATCACCTATTGCATCTTTTTGCAGATACTTATCTTCCTTGAGTATTGCGCTGCAAAGCTCTCCTACTTCTTCTGCAAGTTTAAGAGTCTGACTCTTTATATTGTCATGATCTATCAGATCTCTTTGATTAGCCCAAGCAATAACCTTTTTTTGAATATCATTTTGGTAAAGGCTAATCTCAACATTGTCATCTTCTCCATCATCCAATAGCTCATATATTTTTTCTCTTATTTCATTTGCTGTTGCTATAGATGCTGTGTACATATCAAGTCCGGCAGGATCGAATTTGATTCTATCCTTCATTTCATCTTTCTTGTGATCAATAAAGTCTACTATCTTATTTATCATGGTTATTTGGTTTTTTGTCCTTTGATGCTAAAATCATCATTGTTTTTGTCATCACTAATAATATTATTGATAATATGATCATTTATTCAATTGATTTACATATTCCCAAAGTGATTTGATGTCTTGGCAGATAAGTTTATCTTTATCTGTTGCTTCATACTTGTTGCGGCCAAAGTCATTCTCATAACAGAACCAAGTAATCCAATCACAACCTTCTTTTCCAAAGTAGTGGCTCATCAGCAGTTCTATCACTTTGTTATATCCATCTGAGTGACTGTAAACGTCTACATTTAGCTTGTAGAGACTGTTTTCAGTCTTTGCTTGATAGTCAAGCGTTTGAATCATGTCTTTAAAATCTTTGTACTTCATTGCTCACCTCCTTTGTATGTTCTGTTATAGTAGCTTATTTCCGCTCCATCATAATTATCACCATCGTGGTCATACCCTTCACAGAATGCTTCAATAATCTGCTCCTTCTCTATTGCTTTGGCATTGCTGATTATTAGTTGTATGTACAATAGCTTTTCATAAGGCACATAGTGTCCAATTTCAGCCTCAAGCCATTCAGCCATCTTTTCTACTGCTGTTCTCTTTTTCATTTGCCACCTCCCTTTTTCATATCCCTTCTAAGTTGCTTGGTCAGTGTCTCATGTCGTCTTGCTCTCATGATCGCCCTTGCATTCTTGATCGGCTTCTCCGTTTCTTTGTCAATAACCATGAAGTCCATGACGTGAACGAGTCCGCAGTCGCAACAAGCCATCTTGTATCCCTTTTCGATGGGCATCTGCCATTCGTTTTTAGGAACTTGGTAAAAGTCTACTTTCTTTTTCATTTGCCACCTCCGTATGTTTCTCGATAGTGATCTTCAGAAACTTTGATTATTTTGTTTTTCATAGCATTTAAACCTAAAGTATCTGTGTGTTCTAACTTAGCTTTCATATAAGCCTCAATAATCTGCTCCTTCTCCATTTTCAAAGCATGATAATACAAGTGTTGCTTTTCTAATCTATGCTCTAATGGTAATCGCTGAATTTCAGCAATTAGCCACTCTACTGCTGTTTGCTTCATTTGTCACCTCCGTATTTTTCGTTAAAGTAAGATTCAGCCCTATATGGATGTGACCTGTACCCATCAAGGAATGCTTCCATAATCTGATGCTTTTCTGATTCTAATCTTTTCTTAGCCTCTTCAATTATGACCTCAATTATACTTATTGCCGCAGAGCCTGGATATTTGTCTATATTTTTTACATTATGCTTCTTAACAAAGTCTTCAAGACTTTCGACAAATTTTTGCATTTCTGTTTTCTTTTTCATATTTTTTTATTTAGTCTGTACAAAATCCAGCCTGGCATCCGCTTCCTGTTCCAAAGTTAAATTCGCCTTGCAATCCAATTTTCTTAATATCATCATAATTCATAACGCTTTTATAGTTGTATTTTGATTTTCTTTCCTCTCCAGAAAACCACTCCATTTTATTTGGATGATCATCCCAATTCTTTCTTAATTGCTGAACATCTTTCCAAAAACAACCAACACAATTACTATCTTCTTGAAAATCTATATTCTTTGTTTTCCAAAATTGTTGAACATGATAATGAGTGATTTTATCATAGATTAAAGGATAATTTACAATACCCCAAAAAACATTTTGCCATTTATTCCTTGATCCTCTTTTGCCTACAATTATTTTAGAATGCAATTCCCTATCTTCTTTGGCTCTATGTTCTTCGTCATATCTAAATCCAATATTTGAAAAAACAGGAGTCATTTCATATTGAGGCATTATATGGTGATAGACAAAAGAGGCTATTGGAATAATTTTCATTTCAGATGTACAATATCTCATAGCCATATTTGGAACAAGGTTTCCTTTTTTTTTATTTATGGTATCAAAACTTTCTCCCCTTACCCAAATAATTTCTTTTCCCAACATTTGCTCTAAATCAAGCATTACTTTGAGGATTTTATCATCCTCAGCAGTTGCAATAAAATCACCATATTTTTCTGTAAAACCAAACTTAGATAGTTTGTCATTTGCCATTTGTACAATTTTTTTGTCTTTTGGCGCACATGAATGATTATTAATTGTGACAAGGGAAAAAATATTAAAATCAGCAGGATAATGTACCGCTAAATAAGAGCTCGTTTTTCCTCCACTTAAACTATTAATTGATTTCATAAATATTTTGCATCTTTTGTTAATGTAAATAATTGCTGGTTTACTGATTTAAGTCTTTTGCTCAGATTGTTTTTGAGATACAAAGTCTTTGCATCAATAAAAGTGTTTAGAAGTTCAATCCTTTTAGATCTCAGTTCATCAATAGATGGTTTCTTGCTCATAGTCCGGTAAAGTATTTTTGATAATAAGTATCCCCATCAGATGAAACACCAAAAGAAACATCACTGATTGCAGAATCATAAGCCTCAGAGATATTCCTTTCTTCTACCTCCATTGCATCATCCATCAGCTCCTCAAACAGTTTGTGATTTGTGATAATCACCCCGTTATTTCCTTTTGGAATGATTTTGAGCAGCATTTTTACTGCAGATTGTTGTTGTTCACTCATAATCGTCTTTGTATTTGTTTTTTACGAATTTGTTGTTGTAATATATGGCTCCGGCATCTACAGGAATATTGCTGTTGAACATTCCGTGATTCTGTCCGTCATTGAAAGCTACTATGATTGTTCTCTTCTCATCCCTTTGCAAATCAATGGCCATATCAATCAAGTCATCAAGCAGCTTTTTTTCGCTTATACTTGTTGTTTTGTCTTGTGCTTCGGCCAGGCTGCAAATTAGATTTTGCATTGGTGTTTTCATTTGAATCAGTGTAAAGTTGTTTATAGTAGTCGTTTCCTTCTACATCTTTCGTTTCACTTGCTGTACTGATCCCCATTTCGTATGCGCTAATTAAAGATAGCTTTTCCTCTATAAGTATATTTTTTATCTTTTCTACAATTTCACAATTAAGAAAATCAATTTTTTCTCCTGTTCGTTCAATGAATTGTTGCATTGCTGTTTTCATCTTGCGTATTTGGATTTAAAGTAATCTTCAGGTTTTTGGTGTACGTTAAATAATCCATCTCTCTTACCGTGCAAAAAAGCATCTTCAATTTGTTTCCTTTCCTCCTCTATTAGATCATCAATGGCATTTTTTATCATCCGTAGTTGTAAAAAGCAGCTTTGATCTTTATGATCAAGCATGACTTGTTTCAACTGATCTAACGGAGTTTGCATCTCATTGAGTTTTATGTATCAGCGAATCAAATTTACGCAAATCTTCGATTGTGCTGCCATCTTTTTTAATCTGTTTTTTCAATAAGAATATCCTGACTTTGTTTATTATGATTATTGCAGCTCCCAGGGTTCCGGTAAGATCCAAAAAAGCTGTTATCAAATAAGCAATCAAGGTAAATAAGGAGATAATGATCATGGCGACAATTGCAATAGGCAAAGTCCAAGTCATTGCTATTTTTTCTTTTATTTTCATGTTGTTTGATTTAGAAAGGTGTACGGGATTTGAACCCGTATCAGCTACATCGAGCCGTTTTTCCATTTAAACTAACACCCCTGACGAGAAAAGGAACTTATTAATTTTCGTAAACGTAGTTTGAAACACTTTGTACATCAATTACAACTCCATCCTTCTTGAGCATCCAATCGCAAAGCACATCAGGATCAAAGTTGTTACCAGCAACTGCTGTGATGCGAACTGGCCTTGAAAAGTCTACATCCGTAACTTCAAGTCCTGATGGATTTGTCTTTAATTGAGTTTGACCATCAACATCGGTGTAGCTGAATGTTGCAGTTTGGTATCCGGCAAGAGGATTGTATTCTTTATACAATTTAAGAGTACAAGCAACTGGTGGATCACTTGATGTGTCTTTATCAAGTTTTTCTTTTTTGCAGGAAATAAGGCTAACTGCTAAAGCCAAGAATAGTAACTTTTTCATTGTTGTTGTTGATTTTTAAATTAAAAAGGTAAACCAGTAGACTCTTCAAGGCCATTAGCTACAGCAGGTTGAGCTTCTGTTTTTGCGCTGAGCAATTCAATATTCTCAGCTATGACTGAAACAAAGAGTCTTTTAACACCTTCCTTATCTGCTACTTCATCCATTTGGATCTTTCCTTCAACAAGGACTTTTGTTCCCTTCTTGATGTATTTGTTTGAAAATTCTGCTGTTTTACCAAAGGTGGTGATTGTAAACCATTGTGGTGGAGCATCCTTTTTAAACTTGTCATTTACAGCTACTCTGAAGTTACAGATGTCCGTTTTAGCTGTTTTTTTAAGCTGTGGTTCATTGCCCACATTGCCGATTAAGATTATTTTATTCATTTTTATCTATTTTACCAATTTGATTGATACTTAAAACATATTCTATCTCCTGGTTTATTGGCATACCATATTAACTGATCTACACAAAACTTCTTTTGGTTTCCGGTGCAATCATTTTCTACTTCAAGCCAATAACAATTTACACTTTCATCAATGCTATCATTTACAATAATGCCACATGCACAAAGATCATCTCCCATGTCAACAGCATTCTCATCTCGGCAAGCAATAATGGATAGGGCAAATAAACAGAAAAAAAATACGTTTATTCTCATTGTTAATAAATTTATGCCTTTTTGAAATTTGGTGTGCCTACTCTGATAGGACGGTTGTTTGGATCAACAAGATTGCTTTGCTTCAGGATCAGATCGTGCTTTTCACACCACTGGCGAAAAGTGTAACCTCTTTCGTGAATTGCTTTTTGGATAGGCCTTCCATTTTCATCTTGTTTTTGGTTGCCTTCCTCATCAAGTTCAGGTTCAAAAGTACATTCACCGAAGTACATGTTTTTAAGGATAAACATGACTGCCTGAGGATAATTCAATGTTTCATTCATACTGCTGATGTTTAAATTGTTCTACTAATGTTCTTAAATCTTTTTTTTCTTTGATGCAATGATCGTAAAAAGACTTCACACAAATCTCATAGCAAATCTTTTTTATTTCGGATTCATAGGTTGCTTCATGCCCATCTGCGAGCACCTTTTCTGCTAAAATCCTAAACTGCTTTGCTTGGTCTTTGCTTGCTGCCTTTCTATTTTCAACATGCTTTTTGTGTATATCCAAGGCCAACTGATATACCTCTTTTTTCTCATCAATGCTCATGCTGATGAATCCAAGAGTCTCTTCCAATGCTTTGAAGATAGCCTGGAATCCGTTCATGGTTCCTTCAAGTATTCCGGTGCTTTTATACTTTTCAAACTTTTGAACGATAAAAGTATCGGTAAATTGATAGAATAACATTTGCTTTTCAGCTTCATCAGGCTCATGCTCCTTTTCTTCCTTTTGATTTTGGATCTGAAATTCGAGCATTGCCTTACCCTTGTATTCAGCATAGCAATTCATGATCTTGCCAATGTAAACTGCATTGAAATTTTGAAAATGTTCAACATCACAATTCAGTTTTTTGGATGCAGCCAGTTTAAATGCCAATCTGATCTCATCCGGGGTAAAATTGCTAAGTTCACTTTGAACGAAGTCAAGCAATACCATTTTTTGGGATTCTGAGGGCATATTTTCCGACTTTAATCCAATTAAGGTCATAACATACCGGAGAGCCTGTTTGACTTCCTCTATTGAGCTTAAATTGCGAATTTTGGTTTTATGGGCTGAAAGTACAATTTCCTTCCCGCTAAAAGTTGCGAATCGCATTCTCGAAATTTGATGCTCGATTGATGATTGTGTTTGGAGTTGATTCATTTTTTTTGCGTCTTAACCAGTTGTTCAGCGTCAGGTAAACGCTTGTGTACTTGGTTGTTAGATTTTTGTGGTTTTCCATTTGCAGCAAGGTTTCTTCGATCTGAATCTGAGTGTAATTCTCGATCAGCTTGTCACATTGCTCCGGTGTGAGCTGAAATTTCAACTTTGTCACCTGAGGGCAATTTTGGTTCACATACCGTTCAAGCAAATGCAATTCTTTTTTTTCTATATTTTTTTTATCTTCTATGTTAATAGAAGATATATATGAAGATGAAGGGGTTGGATTTTGCTTAGAAGTTTGGTTATCCAAATTCCTAACCTTCCGTTTCAAATTAGGATTACCTCCAAGTGAACCAGATTCGCGTCTTAAATTTCTAATCCGTTCATCCTCAACCATTCTCTTAGAATAATAGACTCCAAAATCATCTATTTTTAAGATATTATACCTACGAAGTTCATAGAACACTAAGTCGAAGTTTTTCTTTGATAAACCTAACATTTTTTTCAAGTTTTCAGAACAAATTGGTACACCTTGAATCTTCAAATATCCAGGTTCATCACTCAAAAACATCAAGCATAAGATGTCAATCCATGCTCCTCGTGTCTCCAATGCACACATGCGCAATGCAGGATCAGTAAGCCAATCAGATGGATAAAACTGAAAAGCCGGAGCTTTAATCTTTGGTGTTTTGCTCATCAGATATATGGATTTTTAGTAGGTTTACAAGGCTCAGAAACTTTGCATCCTTTATCCTTCTTACCCCGTTTAAAACATTACCAATGAATGTATTGCTAAATTGAGGGTATTTAGTGCTGAATGCTTTTACATTTTTGTAATGCCCAAAGATCATCTTCCTAACTTCTATGCGCTCATCATCAGAAATGTACAGTTTTTTTAAATTCACATCATTCGATAGCTTATCATTAATAGCAATAAGGGTTTTTTCCTCACTTGATGGTATAAGACGATAGGCAAAGAAATTAGTCAGTACAGAATATCGTATTCCGGTCATCTTGGAAAAGTTTACGATAGATCCATACTTCTTGCGAATTGCATCCTTCAGATAGTCGTATTTTTTTGGTCTCATGTAATCAGTTAAATTTCTTTTTACTACTTGAATTTCGTGTTGTATCATAAATTATTGATTTTTATTATTTAAAAGTTCAATTTTATTTGCTCCTGCTTCCAGGAGTTCTTTGCTTGTTTCTTCTCTGAGTAGATCGGCTACCTCGTCTACAGTATTGCAGCTATTTATCTTTTCAATCATATTATCGTATCTATCAAATTCAGTGATAACCGCTTTACGATCAGTAACAAGTTTCTTAAACTCTTCATTGCTATGAAGATCAGGATTTGATTTCCATATATCGGCAAGACAATCCATTTCAAGGCAAACGAGAATTTTATCATATACCTCTTGGTTAGAAACCATTAAAGGTATTTTTTCTTGTTTAGACTCAACTAAAATTTGATTTTGGCCTACTTGTTCCGGTAACTCCTCAGCAGTATAGGGCATGCCTCCAAGCTCATCCGAAAAACACAGTCTGAACCCTTGTGCAGTAGCTACTTTTTTGATCATAGTCAATGGTTTTTCACTCCAAAACTTTGTTGGCCTTCCTTCCTTAGTCCTTTGAACATATTCTTTGTATTCTACCTCATGGATAAAAGGATGGTTAAAGTCTTTTCTATGGATGGTAATTGTGGCCTTCAGATTGTCTTCAGCAATAGATCCACTGGTAACTACATTCCAACCCGATAGCAGTCCTGATCGTTCAGCTCGTTTTATGTAAGTCTCATAACCTACAATTACACTAAATGAATTTCCATACTTGCTTGCATAGATCTCACGTTTAAACGGATTCAGGCCGAATCCTTGTGCAATTTCAATAAATTGAGTCACTTCAGCTTGGCTTAGATTGGTTGCCAAATTCATTGTACGCAAATACGTCTTAATTTTCTCTACATCGAATGTAGGCTTCTCTAATTGATTCATAATTTTTTGTTTTAGATTATTTTGCAAGTGTTATTTCAATGGTGGTTTTACTTGTTTTCACCGGAGGGTATAGATCAGTTAATTCACCTGTCTCTTCATCCAATACAGTTATCTTTTGCTTCAGGCTTTTTAGTTGATCTTCCAAATCTTTTCTAATTGCCGCTTGCTCATCCTCTTTTGACTTTAAGGCCTTCC